GCCTCGTTCCTTGAGTCCTGGGTCTTTTGTCTCTAAGTCAATAGCGATTTCATCAACTTGCCTTAAGTCAGGAAACTCTGTAGGTTTTACCCATTCTGTTTGTGCCTCAAACTTTGGTATTCGCATAATCCCTCTCTAGTATCATTTCCAAATAATGAATTGCTTTATGTATATCTTCTTCCTTTCCTTTCGCAGCGTGCCTGCATATATATTTTATAGCCGATGCTTCTGCGAAAAGCAACCTGTTCTTGTTTACAAACTCACTCGGCTGAACGACCATGTTTCGGTAGTGGTTGCCGCCAATTTGCTTTTTATATACTTTCGATGTCATAACCTAATCTATCCTCCTTTGCTGCCATTATGTATAAGTTTTGTTTGGTTCGTGTTACACCTACATACCAAACTCTATGTTCTTCGTCTGCTTTCTCAGGACTCTTCTCTATGCTTTCACGAATCTTATCTGTATTATCTAATATTAATAATACATTATCAGCTTCTCCACCTTTAGCCGAATGAATCGTAGATAGTTTTACTCTTGCTTCCTCAGAAAGTTTTTCTTTGTTACTTAACATTTGTCTGATGTATAGAACTTGTTCAGGGTCTGCATCAAAGAGCTCGTACCATGTATCAGATGTATCAATATTAAAAGATTCACAGCTATAACTCTTATGATCTTCGCCATCAAATTCGTGTTTTGTGTAATCAAATATATCTTTTATTTCACTAGACGTTAGTTGTGCACCTGATGTCCACTTTGAAAAATCCCTAATAGCTTTCCATAACTTTGAACTAAAACTTTTTCGTTCTTTATATTCAAAATAAATACCACGTTCCATTAGGTATGGTTTCATTTTGATTAAACGATAATTTGTTCGTGCAAGAACTAACCATTTACCTTGCGTAAGATCAACTTCATCAAGGTCATAAACTTCTTTACATTCACCTTCTTCATTCCTTGGATTCCATACTTTATTTATCCTTGTATCAATTTGAGAGATGATAGAGTCTGCAACTTTCTGAACCTTAATTGGAACTCTGTAAGATTGTGGTAAAATTTTTTCCTTTGCAGGTTCATCTTGAAATCTTTTTACATCTGCTCCTGCCCAACCATAGATCGCTTGGTCATCATCACCTGCTAATATCATAATCTTTGTATTCTTTTTAATGATGTCATACATCTTCCATTGGATTGGTGATAAGTCTTGTGCTTCATCAATAAAAACTACATCAAATTTAGGGCATAATTCTGACGAAACAAATTTTTCTATCATGTCAGTAAAGTCATACAGAACAAAAGAACTCTTATAGTTTTTAAGCTCTGCTTCTATAATCTCTACTAAATTATAATCTATTTCATCTGAGTATAAATCTGTATTGTATTCATCTTTAGGGGTGATGTTTTTAATTCTAGCTATGTTAATAAGGTTGAAGTATTCGCTATCAGAATCAATGTATCCTGTTTCCTCTTCACCACCTCTATAAACAGATACTTGAACACCAATAGTTCTTCCTATCTCTTCGTAGTGTTCGGGTTGCATAACATTATCTTTCTTCATTCCTAATGTGTTAAATGCTAGAGAGTGTAATGTTTGAAAGTGATTGAGATCTCTGTATCCATATTGTGGAAACAGTTTCAACATTCTTTCTTTTGCTTCTGTAGCTGCTTTCTTTGTAAAAGCAAAGTAACCAATCTTCTCTATTGGTGTTCCTAGTTTTAAAAATGTCTGCACATATTTCAATAACTTTGTAGTCTTACCTGTTCCTGGTGGTCCTAGTATCTTTCTTATCATAGTATATCCTTTTTATGTTCCGTCACCTTGTGATAAATTTTTATCTTGTCAAATTTTTTAATTGATATCATTACAACATTTTTAGTAGGGCTGTTGTGTCTGCCCTTCTCCTTAGTTGGAAATCTTTTTTGATCTAAGAAATCTATTTCACAATCTTTATATATCTTTAACATTATAGAACCGGTCTTATCTTCGGGGTAACGCCAACCTTTGTTTTTTAATTTCTTGTAGAACACATCAAATTTAAAGTAAGCATAACCTTCTTGAATTAATGTTGTGCCTGTTTTAAATGATGCATCGTTCTTTGCTTCAGGTCCTGTTATCTTTTGATAAACATTGTCGTGTAATTTTTCTCTTGGTGTTGTACCAACTGGTGGTGGCATAATGGTTTGAGTTTTAAATAATACATCTAAAACTTTTTGATCGTCCCCACCTTTTTGTAATGGTGGTACAAATCCTGCATACTTTGCTATTGAGTTTCTTCTTTTCCTTTGATCTGTTAAATGTTCTATCGTCTTACAATGAACCGATCTTACCGTTTGTCCATCAGGTAAAGTAACGTCAAAATTATATTCTGGTTCTGGTTCCAAATCCACCTTCTCTAAATTAGAACACAATGGATAAGAATCGTGTGAGTCTGATGCAACCCCATAAGTTCTTTTAACACAGAGTCCTCTCATACAATGTTGAGCAATGGGATCTTGATTACAAGTGTAACCTTTATAGTTTTGTTTCCATGATCTAATTTTCTGTGTAAGTTTTTGTTTAGACCAGGCCACTGAGTCTTCAAAATACAATACGGGCGCACTCATTACTTTCTCTTCCCAATTGTCAGGGTATTTCTTTTTGGCAAACACCATATAGTTATATAAAAATCTATCTCTACCATCCGATAATTTATTTTTTGACAATGCTGCTAGGCAAGGTGGACCATCACGAAACTCTGCGTTTGATCCTTCTAAAACTTTCTTTTCTAATTCATCGTCTATTTCTTTTATTCTTTCTGCTGTTATAAAATTTTCTTCCACGAGTTGTATGAATTGTTCAAAGGTAAACTCTGTTCCGTCATAGTTGATAGCTCTTCTTTCTGTCTTCTTAAAGTATGGAAGATTTATAAAATTTCCTTTATTCATCTCTCCTGTCTCACTGTCTTTGACAAGTTCTGTTTGCTTTGGAAACACTTCTGTTTCGGGTTTTAAATTAAATATTGGAATAAGGTTTGTTAAGAATGATCGTATTATTTTTGCAGGAATAAAATCTTTTGTAAATACATAAAGGTGAAGTCCACCGCTTTTAGATAGTATAGGTATGATAGGTAAATCATATTCTTTTATCTTATCCAAATAAAATTTTAAATCAAAGTTTGCATATTCCTGTGGGTCAATATCAATCGCACCAAATCGTGCGTGATTCTTTTCATTACAAGGTTGAATACCAATTGATTTAGTTCCTGTTAAATGTTCTTTGTAATCATCATCGGTAAGTCTCTGTTGTGCCCACCTATATTCAGGTTTTTGTTTTTTAGAGATAGGGTCAACCTCAAGTCGCTGCATATCAGCTTGACCATAGTTCTCAGAGAACCCACTAAATATCTGTATAAATTTTTCTTCCATATCCTATTAGTAAAGGGCGGATCAACTCTCGCCTCCCCGCCCTTGTTGCAACTATTCCCAAAGGAATTAGAAGTGTGATGAATCCTTTTTATCAGTTTCACCATGCTTTGCTTTAACATTTCCTTTCGAAATGCTTTCTGCAAAAACTTTTGCTTGTTGGTACAGCTCGGCATTCTCCACCGGTCCTATCTTCTGTACTTCCCAACCAAACCACGTGCCTTTATCGTTAGACTGCTGAACAGTTCTTAACCTATATTCATGGCTAAAAGATGCTGGCGTGAATAAACCATTCTTGCCCTTCATCTTTATACCTGCCATCATTGAGTTCCACTTTCTACTAATTTTTAATTGAGTAGATTTCATAGAAATCAAAGCAGTGGCTGCTGTAGGATTGGTAATCAATACAAAGTGAGATGCTGTCTTCTCAACATAATTACCATTTGGTAATCTGTCTTTGTAGTTTGCATCTGTTTTTGTTTGACTCATGATGTCTGAAGAAGAGTCGTGGATTTGTACTGGTCCACCTGATCCTTCTCCTCTATCTTTCCACTCTATGTATTCGAGTTTATAAAAGCACGGAACGACAGTTATGCCCTTCGTACCATCATATAACTCTCCTGAAACAGAATTGAATATCATTCCTGGTTCAGCACCTTCGACATACTTACCATCACGTTTGTTAACTTCAGGTGAAAGCTGTCCAAGGATTTTTAGAAAAGGAAGGGCTAGATCTTCTTGACCTAATTTACCCAAACCTTTTGCTGCATCTTCCTCAAATATATTTGCAGGAAGTTGTGCAGACTTTTTCTGTGCTACTTGGTTCATGTTTATTTGCTCCTCGTTATTTTAGTTCTGTTGCCTGCGAACACGTTAAATAGATCAGAGGGCATTTCTTGTCCAGATTCAAGACGCTCTCTGACCAATGCTTTTAGAGTCATGGGTTCAACCTTTAGTTTCTGGACTGGTTCATACCCTTGACCCTGTGCAAGGGTAGCGTAAGCCATTGCCTTGTTGTCTTCGTTACGACCAAAAGCAACAGTGATCTCATTTTTAATAAGATCACCTAGGCCGTTTTTTCGAAGCCAGGTAAATGCATCTTCCTTTTTAGCTGCAGGAATGGATGCACCGTAGACGGGTTTCACTTCAACAGCGGAACCGTCTGCTAATTTTAAAGTTGAGATGTTCATCTCAGTCATCATCGTAGGAATAACTTCTCCTGATAACAACTCTTGATTTCTTTTCAACTCCTTAAGTTTTTTCTCTTGCTCATCAATCTCGTCTTCTAGAGATTGAAGTTTCGTTACTTGATCAGAAAGAGCTTTGGCGTTATTTACTTCACCTAAACTTTCCTTTCTGTCTTCTTCAAAGTCAATAGATCCACTTCCTGTGAACGTCTTAACTTTTATTGTTTGTTTAATGCTCATCTATTTCTCCTTTCTCATAAAGATTAACATTGATAGGATAATATTTTTTCTCTTGCTTATCCCATTTTAATAGCTTGTATTTACCATTTGTTAAATCCGATACAATCGAACAAGCCACACCGATTATAGCAGGATCTCCCGTTAATAAAAGATAATCATCACTTGTATAATCTTTCAAAGATTTTCTTAGTTTAAAAACTAATGGTCCTGGAGAGAATATAATTTGTGATAGTTCAGGTAAAAGAAATTTTAAGTTACCATAATGAGAAGCTCCCATAATGTTAATCTTAGGCTTACCCTCTCGAGTGCCTGCAATTTCTTGTATTACATAAACTGTATTTTCTTTCATTGACATCGTTTATAAATTAATATAAGAGATTGTCAACTAGAAAGAAGAAAAATTATGAATTATAAATTTAAGACAAAACCCTATAAGCATCAAGTAACTGCTTTAGAAAATTCTTGGATGAAAGAATACTATGCCTATTTTATGGAGATGGGTACAGGTAAATCTAAAGTATTGATAGACAATGCGGCAATGCTTTATGACAACGGAAAGATTGACGGCCTTTTAATTATAGCACCTAAAGGTGTGTATAAAAATTGGCACGAAGCTGAGATACCAACACATTTACCAGATCATGTTGAAAATGTGTCTGTTCTGTGGC